CAACAGGACACAGGAGAAATGCTTGACATTCCTGAGAATGTGATTAAGGTAGATTTTGGTAATGATCAGTAATGAGACACATGGAATACATGAAGATGAAACTTAAGGAAGTAGAAAATAATACAGATATGGTTAACAGTCCTGCACATTACAATAAGGCAGGCATTGAAACCATAGACATAATTCAATCTGTCACAGGAGATGGATTTGAAACATATCTTCAAGGCAACATTTTGAAGTACATATGTAGGTACAAGTACAAGAATGGAGTAGAAGATTTAGAAAAAGCACGATGGTATTTAAATCGTTTAATTGAAACAAAAGTAGGAGAACAATATAATGGCGTCTAATATGTTACCAACTTCATATCAGGAGTTTATACACAAGTCTAGGTATGCTAGATGGATGGATGATGAAGGCAGAAGAGAGAACTGGCTAGAGACAGTTTCAAGATATGTAAACTTTATGGAAGACACTCTCTTAGAAAAGCACAACTACAAGATGGATAGCGTTGATAAAGAGATAATACACGAGTACATCAGTGACTTGAGAGTTATGCCATCCATGAGAGCAATGATGACTGCAGGAGAAGCACTCAATAGAGATAACACTTGTGGGTACAATTGTAGCTACCTACCAGTGGATAGTCCACGTAGTTTTGATGAAGCTATGTACATTCTTATGTGTGGCACAGGTGTAGGCTTCTCTGTTGAGCGAGAGAACGTAGATAAGCTACCTGTAATCAGCGAGAATATGCAAGAGTCTGAAGTTGTTATTGTTGTGGAAGATAGTAAAGCAGGGTGGGCAAGAGCATATCGTGAGCTTGTGGCTTTACTTTATTCAGGAATGATACCATCTTGGGATGTATCGAAGGTGCGACCTGCAGGTGCAAGGCTAAAGGTTATGGGTGGGAGAGCATCAGGTGCTGATCCGTTGGTCAACTTATTTAAGTTTACTATTGAGAAATTCAAGGGTGCTACAGGTAGAAAGTTATTTCCTGTCGAGTGCCACGATATTATGTGTAAGGTAGGTGAGGTTGTTGTAGTAGGTGGCGTCAGACGATCTGCTCTGATTAGCTTATCTAACTTAAACGACGATCAAATGGCTCACGCTAAATCAGGTGAGTGGTGGAACAACAATGGTCAGAGAGCATTAGCAAATAACTCTGTAGCCTACAAGGGCAAGCCTGCTATGGAAACCTACATGAGAGAATGGTTATCTCTGTACGAGTCAAAGTCAGGTGAGCGTGGCATGTTCAATCGTAAGGCAGCCGACGATCAGGTAGCTAAGAGTGGCAGAAGACAAACAGGTCACATGTGGGGTACGAACCCATGTAGTGAGATCATACTTAGACCGTATCAGTTCTGTAACTTATCTGAAGTGGTCGTACGTGAAAACGATGACTTACTGACTCTTCAGTCAAAGGTGCGAGTTGCTACAATGCTAGGTACGTTTCAGTCTACTCTTACAGATCTGAAGTATCTACGTAAGATATGGAAAACAAATACAGAAGAAGAACGCTTGCTTGGTGTCTCATTAACTGGTATCATGGATCATTATGTACTGTCTAAAACAACTGATTCAAAGATTTGGTTACAAGAGATGAAACAAGTAGCAATAAAGACAAACAAAGAATATGCAGATGCTATTGGTATACCAAGAAGTACGGCTATCACTTGTGTAAAGCCAAGTGGTACTGTGTCTCAGTTGACTGATTCTGCATCGGGTATTCATGCTAGACACAATGATTTTTATATCAGAACAGTACGTGGGGATAACAAAGATCCACTTACACAGTTTATGAAAGAAGAAGGTATCCCTGCAGAGCCTGACGTTATGAAGCCTGACAGTGTTACCGTGTTTTCTTTTCCAATGAAATCTCCTAGTGGTGCTATCACTAGAACTGAGATGAGTGCAGTAGAACAACTAGAACTTTGGAAAGTCTATGCACTTAACTGGTGCGAACACAAACCGTCTGTGACTATTACTGTAAAGGAAGAGGAATGGATGGAAGTTGGTGCATGGTTGTACGATAACTTTGATATTGCGTCAGGTGTATCGTTCCTTCCGTTTGCCGACCATACGTACCAACAAGCTCCTTATCAGGACATAGATGCGGATGAATATCTCGAATGGAATGGACGTGTTCCAAAGTCACTCGACTGGACTAAGTTCTCTATGTATGAAAAGGAAGATAATACGAGCGGTACTCGTGAATTGGCTTGCACTGCAGATGCCTGTGAAGTTGTAGACTTAGGTGCAAACTAATGATCGAAGTATCAATCAGCGAAGATTACATGCGTCATGCGAGGGAAAAAGCTTCTACTGTAGGCATATTGCAGGGAAGTATTACAGGTGGCACTAGTAACGTAGTAGGTGCGATAGGCGAGGTAATCGTAGCTGATATCATCGGGGCAACTGAAGCAAATACATATAACTATGATTTAGTGAAAGATGGGAATCGTATCGACGTTAAGACTAAACGTTGTAACACTAAGCCAAAGTCTAATTATGATTGCTCGGTTGCATCTCATGGTACTAAGCAAGACTGTGACAGTTATGTGTTCGTGAGGATACTGACTGATCTCAGTAAGGCTTGGATACTAGGTAGCATCAGTAAACAAGAATACTATGCTAAAGCTACCCGATATAAGAAAGGTCAAGTAGACCCAAGCAACGGCTTTACGTTTAAAGCTGATTGTTATAACTTACCTATTAGTAAATTAGAGCCGATCAATGAAATCAAAGGTGAAAGCGAAACTATTCTCACTAGAAGCGTTTCTTAATAAGGACGGAAATGTTGAGATACTCTACGATGCAGTAGATCCAAATGAATTTGAGAAGACCATGAACTTAGGTCTTCCCATGTATGAAGGTACAAATAAAGTAACTCAGTTGATAAAGTATCTGAAGTCTATGGCACAAGAGGTCATGGATAAATCAGGTAGGTATGTTTGATGCAATGGTGGGAAGCTTGGCTAGTTGTTGCCATCACCATAAACACCACTATCAATACAATTGTTTTCTTCAGAGGTCGTAAGATAATGAGAAAAAGGGATAAACCTACTTCTTCTTCCTCATCATAGCAAAGTCTTTGCCTGATATTTTGCCATCTTTGTTTTTGTCTAGCTTGGCTTGACCACCATACATCATGCCCATGTTGAACTTCTTCTCATCAGTCATCATGCTTCCCCCTTTAGGACTCATCATCGCACCTGATTGATTAGACTTTCTGTTTTGTTCAGCAAGTCCACCCATCTGCATTTTTTTCTTCTTAGCCATGCCACCATACATCATAGGCTTTCTCATGGTAGCACCACCACCATACATCATGCCTTTACGTGGTCCGTTGTAGTAAGTTTTCATTAGTCTTTCTCCTTAGTTAAATTATCTAACTACTCTACCGAATAGTTTTTCTGCACCTGTTAAAGTTTCAGGATCTGTGTCAGGTGAGCCACCTAAAAATTCAGGCTTCTTTCGTACGTCGAACTTTTCACCTACAGAAGCTCCCGGAGTTATTACTTTTAGTAAGTTAGGTGTTAAGTATTCTCCCTCGCTCGGTACTTTCATAGCTTCTTTGCTTATACCACCTATCAAGAAACCTTCTTCTTCTCCTCGCTTGACGTAGTTGTTATAGTTATTTATTACGCCTTCCCCTGTTGAAGAAAAGAATCCTTCCCCTGCATTTGGATTATACCTAGAACCTTCAGCACTCTCGTACCTGACGACTTGTTTTGCAACAGCATTAGTCATAAGCTGTAAGAACTCAGTTTCTAATCTCTGCTCTAGTGGCTTTCCAGTTTTAATAATCTTAACAACGTATTCGGCTATCTCTGGATCATCAATCATAGCTTCAAAAGCGTTAAACTTTTTCATTCTCATGGTTTGTAAAATTGCTTCAGTTGCTACATATTTAAATGAAACAACTTCTCTAGCCATAGAATACACCCTACTTATGTAAGACTCCACAGACAGTCCACGTGGTATCCCTGCAAAGTTTACACCTGAACTTGCTCCGGGAACTCTTGTATTCATTAAACCTGCTATTGCTTGTAGGTTTTCAAATAACTTATCGTCTCCTGTAGCTCTATTAAGAATAGTTTTTATGGCTGCAGTCTGTTGTGTAGATGCTTCTCCGCCTAAGTTTTTCCACATAGCAGCAGGATCAATCATAGTTGGTATAGGTCTAGCTGTAGTTCCTACTGTGCCTTGTACAGGTTTTACAGATCCTGTTTGTATGTGTTCTAAAGCTTGCTTGGCTATTATTTTATCATAACGTCTTATGTTATCGTCAAAAGCTTTTCCCGTCATACCCCTTTGTTTTAAGGTACGTATGTAACCTCTTCTTACAGAGTCTAAGTTATTTAGTCCAATAGTTCCTTCACTAAGAGCTTTTGATACAACTTGAGGATTTAGATTGCTACCATACTTTGCCATCAAATCAGTTTCAGCTTTTAAGTCTTTAGCGAAGTCACTTTCAGGTTTACGTATATTCTCTACAATATTTCTGGTATCATCTAATGCCTTGTTAACATGTAACTTTGCGTTTTTACTAACTCGTACAAGCTCGTCTATTCCACCTACATCATATATGGAATCTATGTCAGCTTGATTAAACAAAGGTACGACTGTGCCATCCTGTCTTACCATAGTAGCATTCTTCATCTGTGACATTACGGCCGCAAAGGTATCTTTGTTTCCTTCGCCTATTAGTTCTCTACCTTCAGTAATTTCTTTACTAGTTAGAAACTTACCTCTGAAAATAGGATCGTCACGTAACTTTTGGACTAATTTACCACCAGAACTTGCATTGAGTGCCATCAATTTAAGATTGTTTTTCATCAAGCTTTTGAATGACCTAGTTCCTCTTTGACCCTCTACAAACTGATAAGTTACAGGTACATTTTTACCACCTGCTACCTTTACGCCGTTAAATACAGATGCCATATCTGACATAAAATCTGTAGTTAAAGCTTCTATCTTTCCACCGTTAACGTAAGAGTTTATCTCATTGGCTATCCAATTAGCAGGACCTTGTTTTGTTTTGTATATTACGCCACTATCGCTTTTACTGACTACTGTATTTAACCAGTTTCCACCTACAGTGCCACTGTCATATCTCTCAGCATAATCCATGTAATTGTTTTTGACTTGTCTGTAGTCGTTCATAACTTTGTCGCTTACAGGAATGCCACCTGATTGATCGAAGAATCCCACTTTGAATCCTGTAGTTGAATCTTCTGCTGCATCAAATAAAGAATTTCGTATATCTTTTACAGGTAGTACTTTTCTTTTTCCTCTATCTTTGTACACAACACTTGAAAGACCTGATGCTACCAGTTCAAAATCCACAAAGTTAAGAGGTAGTTTCATTACATCTTGACCTTTGTCAATACCTTGCTGTCTTAAAGCAGACCATATTTCTAAAGATGAAGCATTAGGGTATTCTTCTTTGATTGCATTGACTGCGTCTGTTAATTCAGGTTTGGAATTAAAAAACTTATCGGCAGCATCATTCAGAACTGAACCCATGTTTGAGTCGAGGATTGCTGACATTTTAATTCCTGCAATCTTTTTAGCTCCTTCTGATGCAACGTCATCTTTTACCATAGTATCAAAGACACTAGACACGTCCATAAAAGCATCTTTATTCTGTTCTCTTAATATGTTGAAACCGTTAGATACTCTTTGATATTTTCCTTCTTTGATATAATTAAAAGCTAAACTAGTCATCTTGGTCATATCTGAAGTTACTGTTTTTTTAGAGTTTTCTGCTTTCCTTGTGAAATCCATGACAGCTTGTTCAAACACTTCAAGTCTTTGGTTCATCTCTTGTGTTATCTGTGCAGATGTTTTACCTAATGCTTCATCCATTTTTCTACGTGACATGTTCAAAGTATTAAGTAGCTCGCCTGTATCTTCTAGCTTACCCCCGCCTATGTTTGCACCTGATGCTCTTAACATAAGTATTGCAGTAGAATCATCTATATTTGTGTAATAGTCATCTATCTCTTTTTGTAAAGAAGATTGACTGTCCCTTGCGTAGCGTTTGAGTCCCTCTATAAATTTTAAATCTGCTTCTGTAATGTTAGGTGAAGTTGCTGCAACATTAAGTTTGTTAACTGCATCAGCTAATTGTTCATTCAAAACTTTTTGATCTATAAGTTTTGTCTGTAAGTCTACAAACTTTTTTGAAAAGTTCATAGCATCACCTGCTTTTATAGAATTATTTACAGAAGTTGAGGTTTGCTTTAGTATGTTCAGCACACCTATAGTTTCTATTGTATTTGATATGAGATCAGGACTAGTTATGATAGGCTTTCCTTGAGCATCCCTAAGAGATAACATTCTATTCTGAAGAGCAATGGTTGCATTTGCACCGTCTTCAAAAGTTTTAGCTAAGTCTGGGGATCGTGCATACAAATTACCTACAAACTCTTCTGATATCTTTTTTTTACCTGATGCTATGTCTGTCGTGAACATTCCTTTAAGAATACTTCTCATACTTCCTGTACGTCCTAGCATAATCTTTTCACCATACAGACCTAAAGCAACACCGCCAAACTCAAACATGGTTTCGTTTTGATCTTCAAAATACTCTTGATGTGTGTGTTTGGATAGACCAACACCGATTGCAGGAAATCCTTCTGTTTTTATGGCATTTAATAATTTTTTCGGAACTCTAGCCATTAAGAACATATTACTTTTTCTGCCTTGAAGTTCTCTTAAAGTATTTGATTCTTTTTCCCACGCCGCATTCCATTTAGGATCTTTAAGTCTTCTTTCATTAAGCTCTGATACTCTTTGCCCTTGTTGCTTAATCATACTATCTAAGTCTTTAGTATCCACTCTTCTAGCGTAGTTTTTTAATACAGACACAGAATTAATAGAATCTATAGTAGATGATTTTTTCCAACTATTTAAGAAAGGTGAGTTGAATAAACCAGTTTCGGCATACCCAGTTAGCATGGAGTCGTAGTTTTCTCCTTGTTTAATACCATTTTCAACAGCTTCTTCAAAAGTCTTACCACCAAATTTACTCTTGATGTGGTTTCTAAAGCCTGAACTTTGTAGCATTACTTTACCAAATCTACCTAGACTTAGCATACCTGCTATTGGTAAGCCTGATACAAACTCTCTTTTGATTGGGGCTGTCCAATCAGGACTCCAATCAAGTATCTTCTCTGCTGTTTCTACATCTATATCTGTTCTTTGAGCAAATATCTCAGCACCATAGTCTATATGACTATCGGGTAGTTTCATAGTCTTGAGCCAATCAGGAGTTTCCTCGTCATCAGCACCCTTGAGTAGATCACCCATAGTGTTTACGCCTTGCTCAATTATAAACAAGCTAGCATTTCCTAGCATTCTGACCATATCTTTAGTGTAATTCACTGTCCTAAATGACTCTAGAGACTTGTCTGGCTCTAAAAATCCTTCAGTAGCTTGTGCTTTTATGAGCATTGACTTTTGGTATTCATTTAAGTTTGTCTTTTTGTCAAGAAAGTTTTTGAATAGCAAGGCAGGGTTTTCATAGTCTAACACAATCTTACCCTCTTCGCCTACATTACCAAACAGAGGACGCTCCTTAAGTTCGACTTTATTTCCTTCTACATCAGTATAGAACGGCTTCCCTTTAGGTAGGCGAACAGGTTCTTTCTTATCTCTGACAGGCTCTGCAAATTGAGTGAGAAGACGATTAACAGGTAAGTCAGCGATGGAATCAACAGTTTCTATCTGTTTAGCTCTGTTATTAGCCATTACCTTTATCTTGTCTTCGTAAGTCATACCTTCTGCAAAAGGTACAAGAGGAGAGTCTTCTACGTTAGTGATGATATTTCCATCTCCATCTTTTACTAATCCTCGATCAGCTTCTTCTTGAAAATCTGACCTGTTTTTAATTATGGCATTAGGGTTGAATTTTTTCATATCTTCAACATACTTATCATAGTAAGTTTGAAAAGTTTTGTATCCTATTGCGTTGTTTATCTCTGTACGTAATTCATCAGGTCGCTCGGTAGCACCACTAAAAAACCTCCTGTCAAGGCTCAAGGCATCACTACCTTCTATCTTTATGTCCTCTAAAAAATTACCAGACTCTGTTTTATCTTTGTCTTGGTCTTTTATAACGCCACTTTGAATCTCTTGAACAGTTGCCATTAAAATACCTTCTTTATTTTTTTAGGTTGAGTATTAGTTAGTGTGCCTGTGCCTGCTATTTGATTTTCTTCTTCTGCTGTATCTTGTGCTTCTGTCTTTCTAAATGTGTAACCTT